GGTATATACTTCCGAAGTTGATTTAAGTTTCGTAGCACAGAGTGTGGGTGTAACCACATTAGGTATTGTAGGTGAGACACAAAAAGGTCCTGCCTTTGAACCTATTTTTATACGTAACTTCGATGAATTCTCAACTTTTTTTGGAGGAACATCCCCTGAAAAGTTTATTAATACACAAATACCGAAGTATGAAGCTTCGTATATCGCAAAGGCTTATTTACAACAATCTAATCAATTGTTTGTTACAAGAATTTTGGGATTATCAGGATATGACGCGGGACCATCTTGGTCTATTACTACAATTGCGAACGTAGATAAATCAACAGTGGGGTTCCAATGTTCAGGTTTTACATATGACTTAGCATTATGTGCTAATGTATGTACAGGTTATACAATAACACCGTTTACATTTACTTTTACAGGTTGTAATAGTGGTATTGAAACAATTCAAGTGTCTAACGTACCACCATTAATATCAAATAAAATTAATGATACGTATGAAACCTTCAATGGTAGTACGTCAAGAATTTTAGATAACATTCAAACACAACTGTTTAATGTTCTTACAACACCAAGTAGTTCAGCAACATCTATAAATTATTACGGAACAATTTCAGGTTCTGATTATAATACGTTAAGTACGGGTTACACAAACTCAACTAATGTTTATGGTGTTGATAGTGTAAGTTCAACTAATGCAGATTATACGGATGCAAACAATGACCCTTGGTATTATTCTTTATTTGATAATAATAGTGGTTCATATAGTGGTTTCTCATTCTATAATGTTGTAAATACTTTAACAGCCACAACATCATCATCAAATTGTGCGTCATTCTATTCGTTATCTATGAGTTCTGCAACAGTTTCAAACACTGTAGGTAGTATAAATTATAATACTAACACAATCGATGTTGTATTACCGTCTAACACACCGACATCAGGATTAACAGCGTTAACCGTTACATTTAGTGCTTGTACAACAGGTGTTACAGTTAGTGGTGTTACACAACAAAGTACAGGAACTACTCAAAACTTTTCAGCGAGAACTAAAACTTACGTATTAACATCTCAGGATGGTTCTAATATACAATCTTGGATAGTTAATGTAATTATAAATAATCCTTGTAATCCTTCTACAACAGGTAACACAGGAACTCGCAATACGGGAATATTAACAACTTGTTATAGTGGTACGGTAAGTGGTAAAATTTACACATATTCAGGTGTTTCGTATACTGATTTTGATGATATGGTTATAGCAACACTTCGTTCAAGAGGTATTGCAACTTATGGTACCAATAGTGATGGACCTGCTTATGAAGTAACAGGATTAACCGACGTTTCAATTAATTGTACAGCATCAACATATTCTGATATTGCTAAAAACCCATATTCAACATTTGGTCTTAATGTGACAGATTACGATGGTAATACATTCTTCTTTGAAACATCATTTAGTGAATCGGATTCAAAATATTTACCTAAAGTATTTGGTTCTTCAAATTTCGCTAAACCAAGAACTACAGTTCCATTGTTTGTTGAAGAAAGATTCCAAACATTATTAAACTATGGTTACAATAAAGGTTATATTCGAGGTTTAAATTGTAATTTATTGGATTTACCAAGAGCTGCAGGTGGTAACTCATCATCAATAGCTTATTATTTAGAAAAATATCAAACTCCGGTATCTCCGTGGGTTGTTTCTGAGGTAAGAGGTAATAAAGTATTTGACTTATTTAGATTTGCAACTATTTCCGATGGAGATTCTGCTAACACAGAAGTTAAAATTTCAATCGCAAATATGTCTTTTGGTAATTTAACATTTGACGTGTTAGTTAGAGATTTCTACGATACTGATAATAATCCTGTAGTTATTGAGAAATTTACAAATTGTACAATGGACCCTAATAGTAATTCATTTGTGGCTCAAAAAATTGGTACAAGTGATGGTGAATACGCATTGAATTCAAAATACATTATGGTTGAAATGAATGAGGACGCACCTATTGATACATTACCTTGTGGGTTTAAAGGATTTAAATTTAGACAATATGGTTCGTCAAGGTCTCCATTCCCTATCTATAAAACTAAATACGATTACCCTGGTGAAGTTGTGTTTGACCCACCATTTGGATTAAGTTCAGGTAGTAATGATGCTACATTAAGTCCGGGTGATAATGTTCGTAGAACTTATTTAGGTATTTCTACAGGAAACGGTGCGGGATATGATGTTGATTTCTTCCGATATAAAGGAAAACAAAAACCATTAAATTTATGTATTGATAGTGACGCGGCTGAATGGTTAACGTTAACTAAAGGTTTCCATATGGATAAAAACGCTAGTGGTATTACTATTTCAAACGCATATACAACAAGTGGAACTCCGGCTTATTATGTAGGTGATGCAACATTTACATCGGACCCTTCAAGTGAGGCTAGTCCTTATTACAGAATATATTCTCGTAAATTCTCTTTATTAGTTCAAGGAGGGTTTGATGGATGGGATATCTATACAGAACGTAGAACAAATGGTGACTTATTTAAATTAGGTCGAAGAGGTTACTTAAATGGGGCTTGTTCAGATATTCAATACCCAACTGCAACAGGTTGGGGTGCATTCAAGAAAATTACTGTTGGAAACAATAGTGTTGATTGGGCAAACACGGACTACTACGCATACTTATTAGGACAACAAACATTCTCAAATCCTGAGGCAGTTAATATCAATTTATTTGTGACTCCAGGTATTGATTATACTAATAACTCTGATTTAGTGGAAGAGGCAATTGAAATGATTGAGTTTAATAGAGCTGACTCATTGTATATTTGTACAACGGCTGATAGTAATTTACTTTTACCAACTTATGACCCAACTCAGTTAGTTTATCCACAAGAGGCGGTAAATACTTTAGAAGATAGTGGTATTGACTCTAACTACACAGCAACTTATTACCCTTGGGTATTAACTAGAGATAGTGTTAATAATACACAAATCTATTTACCACCAACAGCTGAGGTTGTAAGAAACTTGGCGTTAACCGATAACATTGCGTTCCCTTGGTTCGCGGCGGCAGGTTACACAAGAGGTATTGTAAACGCTGTTAAAGCGAGAAAGAAACTTACTCAAGAGGATAGAGACACTCTTTATCAAGGACGTATTAATCCAATTGCAACTTTCTCTGATGTTGGTACAGTAATTTGGGGTAATAAAACTCTACAAGTAGCACAATCTGCTCTTGATAGAATTAATGTAAGAAGATTATTACTTCAAGCTCGTAAATTGATTTCAGCAGTATCTGTAAGATTATTGTTTGAACAAAACGACCAAAAAGTAAGACAAGACTTCTTAGACGCGGTTAACCCTATCTTGGACGCTATCAGAAGAGACAGAGGTTTATATGATTTCCGAGTTACAGTATCATCAGATACGGCTGATTTAGACAGAAATCAAATGACTGGTAAGATTTACATCAAACCAACCAAATCGTTAGAATTTATAGATATTACGTTCTATATTACTCCAACCGGAGCTTCTTTCGAGAATATATAATAAATAAAATTATGACCCATTGTAATAGTGGGTCATAATTAAGCCTTAATTTAATATTATGTTAAAAAATAAAATTGTAGAGGGTATTGATGAATTTGGTGCTCCGGATGAAAAGTATTACGCATTTGATTGGGATGATAATATAGTTTCAATGCCAACCAAAATTATATTAAAAGATGAAGACGGTGATGAGGTTGGAATGTCTACTGAAGATTTTGCGACTTATAGAGAACAAATTGGTAAAGAACCGTTTGAATTTGATGGACATACAATAGTTGGATTTGCTGATGAACCTTTTAGATACTTTGGTGTTAAAGGTGATAGACAGTTCATTATTGATACTATGTTAGCAAAACCGGGACCTGCTTGGAATGATTTTGTTGAGGCGATTAATAACGGTTCAATATTTTCAATTGTGACCGCTAGAGGACATACACCATCAGTTATTAAAGAAGCTTGTTACAACTATATTGTATCAAACCTTAATGGTATTGATTCGGATGAGTTAGTTAAAAATTTAGAAAAATATAGAGATTTAGCTGATGAGGAAAACACTTCTAAAAGAGAAATGATTCGAGAGTATTTAGATTTATGTAAATTCTATCCGGTTACTTATGGTGAAGGTTCAGCAACAAATCCCGAAGAAGGTAAAATCAAAGCTTTAAAAGAATTTGTTAGTTATGTCAAAGCAATGTCTCAACATATACAAAAGAAAGCTTTCTTAAAAAATAAAATAAACAATTATTTTGTCCCTAAAATAGGTTTTTCAGATGACGATTTAAAAAATGTGGAAGTTGTTAAGAAACATTTTGAGGATGACCCAGAGAATATTATTAAAACATATTCAACAGCAGGAGGCATTAAAAAAGAATATTAAACTAATTATTATTAATAAAAAATATTTAATAAAAAAACTAATTAATAAAATATTAATATAAAAACTAGAATTTCTAGAATTATACAAATTTTAATTCTAAAAGTCAAGATAAAAAAATTAAATAGATTATATTTATAATAAACAAGATAAAACAATAAAATTTAAAAACAAATTAAAAAATGGCTGATTTATTAATGAAAATGCCCATACCGTATGAACCAAAAAGAAAAAATAGGTTTATTGTACGATTTCCATCTACTTTAGGGATTAACGAATGGTTCGTAGAAACGGCTGCAAGACCACATATAACAATTAAAGACATTGAGATACCTTTTTTAAACACTTCAACATATGTTGCGGGTCGTTTTACTTGGGGGACAATTCAAGTTAAATTTAGAGACCCTATTGGTCCTTCAGCGTCACAAGCTCTTATGGAATGGGTTCGTTTATGTGCTGAGTCAGTAACAGGTCGTATGGGGTATGCTGCGGGATACAAGAAAAACATTGATTTAGAGATGTTAGACCCAACAGGAGTTGTTGTTGAAAAATGGATTTTGGAAGGTGCTTTTTTAAGTGATGTTAACTTTGATAGTTTAGGATATGCGGATGATGCTATTGCGGGTATTTCAACAACTATTCGTATGGATAGATGTATTTTAGTTTACTAATATGTATCGAGGGATAACAATTGAAAAAATTCGTAATTCTCCAACATTAAGTAATGAAAAATGGTTTTCAACCAATGAACCAAGACTTTATAAAAAAGTTCTTGCTTTAACAGAACATATGGATATTAATACAGAATTTATGACTCGAGTAGAGTATATTAATAAATTAATAGTCGAAAAAAAAATATGTGTATTATATTTTAGATAAAACCCACTTTTAAGTGGGTTTTTTATTTAGTTTAAAAAAACATATTCTATTATTTATAATAAAAACAAAATTATATGGAACAAAATTTAATTGATGCAGCAACTCAAAATTTTAATTTACCTCACGATATGGTTCAATTACCTACAGGTGGTATTTTTTACAAATCAAAAAAGAAGTCGGTTAAGATTGGGTACTTAACGGCAAATGACGAGAATTATTTAATTGGTGCTGGTCGTAGTAGTGAAAATATTATATTAAAATTATTAAGAAATAAATTGTATGAACACGACTTACGTCCTGAAGAACTTTTAGACGGTGATGTTGAGGCTATTTTAATATTTTTAAGAAATACGTCATTTGGTCCGGAATATAGTATAAATTTAATTGACCCGGCAACAGATAAACCATTTGTTGGTACTATTTTATTAGACGAATTAAATATTAGAAAAACTGAAGTTAAACCTGATGAGGACGGAACATTTACTACTAAATTACCAAAAACAGGTGTTACGGTTAAATTAAGACCAACAACTTTTAATGATACAATTGAGTTAGATAAAATGGCTGACCAATATCCTGCTGGTAGACAAGCTCCAAGAATTACTTGGAAATTACTAAAACATATTGTTGAAATTGATGGTGAACAAGATAAATCAAAAATAAGTTTATTTATTGATACTTTACCAATTATGGATTCAAAATACATAAGAAAGTTTTTAAAAGATAATGAGCCGTCATTGGATTTAAAAAGAAGTGTAATCGCCCCA